TTTGGCAGCTTTTTCAAGCTGTATTGTGTCAAAGAAGTTATTTACAAAGGTGGATAGGGATGTACCAATGTTCGCCCAATCTACTGTAGAAACAATCCCGTATATAAAATTTATAAGGGCATTAAAGCCGTTAGCAAAAGTCTGTCCCATCAAATCCCATTCGATATTGTCAAACCAGCTATTGATTGCTCGTCCTATCCCTTTTCCAAGATTTTCAAAGTTAAAGGTTGTAAGGAATGTGTTTATGATGTCTGCTATGGCGTTCATGCCGTCAGCAATGGTTTTACCTAAAAGCTCCCAGTTGAAACCATCCACAAGTCCATTGAGTATCTGAGCAATAATACCGGCCCATTTTACTCCAAGTGGACGGAATGTGTTATTGATCCAATCGTCTACAACACCCATAGCGGCATTTAAGCCCTCTGCGATAATCTGACCGACACCGTACCAATCCCCATTTTGCCAAGCCTCTTTTAGGCGTTCCATCCAATCCTTAACGCTGTCCGGGAGCATATCGTCAATCGGTACTTCCTCATACTCAACACCTGAACTTGACCCCGAACCGCTACCACTGGAAGAACTCTCTTTGTTTCGTTTATTCAATTCGTCAAAGCCATATACCTGCCTGTTTAACTCTTTTTGTGCTGCAGATGCACCACTCACGGAGTCGGCATAACTATCCGTGGATTTCTTTGCCACGGTCATTGTCTTTTTGCCGCCAAGCAGGGCAAAAAAGGCGTTAAGGTAGGTTATGGCAGTATTTATCAGATTGATAATCTTTGTAATCGCTGGCTCTATTGCCTGTATGATTCCACCCAGGCTGACGGCAAGGTTGCCGCCTAACTGCTTTGTGCTGTTCTTAATGTTGCTCATCGCCTGATTAAAGGATGAGGAGAACTTTGCCAGTGATTGTATTCCGGCTTTCACATTTTCCGTGATTGCCGATATGAACATATATTTTAGTCTGCTTACAAGCATCGTCTTTAGGCTTGTAAGCTGACGCACCAAGCCATTTGTAGAGCTGGAGGTACGCCTTGCCTGTGATACAAAGGACTTCAAGCCCGAAACGGCTTTCTTTGCTCCGGTTGCAACGGCGTTAAAACCAATTCGTGCAAGGGTAGAGCCTACCTTTACCGCCACGGATGCCGTGCTTTTTAATACGCTTGCGAACCGCTGCCAACCGCTGACGGCATTTTCACTAGGAGCGCCGCCGTTTGCAGACTGGGCGAGTGTTGCACTTAATTGAGCCTGAGCCTGTTGTAGCTGTGCAAGAGCCGCCTGCTTTTGTGCTGCAGTTGATGCCTCAATAACTTTTTGCTGGGCTGCTAAGACATTAAGCCTTGCCTGTTCTATTGCCTCAGAATTGATAAGACCTCTGTTTCTTTCCAGCTCTGCCTCTGTAGCCTGTAAGGATTGCTGCATCTGAGCAAACTGCTGAGTATCAGAACCCATTGTAAAGGCACCGCCTGTAGCCTCTAAGTCTGCCATTTCAGCCCGGTATGTTTCAAGCATGGTATTAGCCTGCTGTATCTGTTCCTGCACGCGCCTCCACGCCTGAGTGTTTTGTGAGGTACCAAGAGTTTCCATCATCTGTTGTCTGTCCTGGTACTTTTCTAACTGTGCCTCAGCCTTTGCTATGGCATTTTGCAGCCATGTATAATCCTCTGTAGGAATACGGGTATTGCCGAAAGCCTCTAATTTCTGTTTAGCGGCATCCAGTTTAGCCTCCATATCCGTGAGTTTATTGTCAAAAGACAATACGGCATTGCCGTTGTTGAAACCAAGCTCAGCACTCCTTGATATAGATTGCATACCCGTGGAAAGGCTATTTACCTCCCGTTCCAAAGAGGAAACGCTAGAGGTAGCCTGTCCGGTGCTGGCAGTAAAGCCGGACATAGCCTGATTCTGACTTTGTACCGCCTGTGAGGTCTGATTGACAGCCTCGGATACTGCCTGTTCAGACTGAGCAAGTCCGTCCGTGGCCTCCTGCGTCTGTGTAGCTGCCCCCTGCATATTGCCGTAGACCTGTGATGTGGCACTTGAAATATTCTGGAGGAGGGGTATGACCTGTTGGAAAGAACGCATCATATTATCGCCCAAGTTGTCAACCGCACCAGTCAAATCCTCTACGGCTTTCAATAGCTTATCAGAGCCGTTTTTAAAGCCCTCATTGTCCAGCTCGGTATCAATTACAATAGAGCCGTCTGCATTACTCGCCATCGTCCCCACCTCCGTTCTTTAAAAGTTCATTAAACATTTTTGTAAGGGCGTCCTCAGCGGATTCAGTATCCTCCTTAAATTCAACCTCACATAAATCTCTATTTGCATTGAGAAAATCCTTCTCATATTTTTCCAGTTTCTTGCCCTTTGCCCGTTTCTGACGAATGGTAAGAATGAACCCCCATATATCTTCACGGTCAATGGATTGGAAATATCCTAAAAACGTCCACCAGTGCATATATGGGATGGACCGTACCTCCATACCAGCCACTTTGTTAATGGCAGGGAATATAAGTTGCTCATCCTTTTCCCAGTTCACTACTTTAGGGCTGGGCTTTTTATCAGATATGTGGCACTCTATAAAGTCAATAGCTGCTTTATATGCCACCTCATAGTCCGTCTGTGGGATTGAATCCATTGCAACAAAAAGCCGCCTCATGCAGACATAGACCTTTTCCTTGTCGGTAAGCTCTTTGTCGCCAAAAGCGGCTATAATTTGCAATATATCCCGGTAGTCAGACCGTATTTTATAATCTGATCCATTGATTTTAAGAGTTTGTGGTAGCATCCCCAGCATCTTCATGTACCTCCGGGCTTTCCGGCTTAATGTCACTCAGATACTTGCTTGTGCGTTGTTCGGAGAGCTTTGCCTCCTCATCAATCGCCTTATTGATTACTTCCCCAAGAGCCACTAAGACAATCTCAGCGAAGAAATGACCGTTGACAGAGGAGAAGGGGTTACGCTTTGCAAAAATCTCATCAGCCTCCTCCATATCGAAAAGCTCATCAAATTTCTGCTTTAAGTCAAGCTCCACCTTTTTCAAAACTTCCCAGTCCTTTTCAAAGGTGGCTGTACCATCGTTGTTGATTTCAAGGTTTTCCAGAGGCTTTACAATATCCTCAAACCCTTTAATCAAAGAGTTGTAACGGTCAATGATGGAAATGTCGGCAGGTCTGAAATAAACTTTGCACACCAACTTTCCAAACTTATTTACGATAGGCACCTCTCTTGTACCATCATCAATAACTGCTTTAAGGGGAGCAGTATGTCCCTGCATCTGTGTGATTTTCGCCATTTTGATTTACCTCCAATTTTGTGTGCTAAAAAATTAGGAGAGGGTGGTGTTCCCTCTCCTGTTGATTACATATCTGTAATTGTTGCCTGATTGGTTTTCATATCGTAAACGATATTCTTTTTCTCCATAGAGCCGATAGGGTTTACATTGAACGGAATGTTGTAGCCTGCCGTATCGCCGCCCACACTCTGAGGAACAAACCAAGCCCTACGAACATAGCAGTAGCCCGTCATTGTCTGAGCCTCTTTGTTTGCACTTGTGAAGAAAGCCTCTGCAAAGTAACCCAAAAGATCGCCCTCGCCGTACTTTTCCTGTAAAGCACACTCCAGAAGATGGTCATACATAATTCTGGACGGATCCATGTAGTAAGGGTCAAGGTCAACCTCCGGCTCATATCCGGAATGTGTAAAGGTTGTTTCACCCAGTACATTCTTAGTGGTTTCTGTATCCGGGTTAAGCTCCTTTGTAAGTTCATCATTGTCCTTACCAAGAGCCTCCCAACCGCCACTTGCGGCTGTGTAGGTTACCGTAATCGTATCGCCGTTGCTCGGATCACCTGTTACCTCAAGACCATACTCGGACAGGGTAACGGCTGTACTGTTGTACTTCCATGTGTCAACGGAGCTGTCATAGGTAAACACATACTCGCCGGATGTGGTTACGGCCTTGCCAAAGGCTGCAGCGGTAACAGTAGCCCCAGTAATGCCGGAGCTTGCACCGACAACGGCTTTGGCTGCCTCAGTAATAGCTTTACCTGTCCATGACCCGAAGAACATACCTCTATTTCTGTCAAGTTTTGCCATTTCTAATTCCTCCTATAGGTTAGTTTTAGTTGAATCTGATACTTAGCCGCATCACTGCCAACCTCAGCCGGATAAGGGGAGAGCGTCGGCATTAAGGACTTTACACGCCCCTCAGCAATCTGCGGCAGGTTGCGTAAGGCATTTTGTGTTAAAATCCAGCTTATGACATCATCAAAAAACCCTAAATTCATAAGGTTTTGATGGACGTCCGCACCGTATGATTCTTTCATTGCGAAAATGAAATTAAGGGTCTGAATGTCATCTAAGACCTCCTCGCCCAACACATTCTCATGCGTGTTTATTTGTGAGGGTACCGCATATATGGCGTATTCCGTAGGGCTTTCAGCCAGGTAGTCTATGCGGAACCTATTAGACGCGGAAATGACCGGACACTGCCTAAACCATTCCCGGAGCCGCCCTATGTTAGTTTCCTCTGGTTGCATTTTGAGCCTCCTTTAAAATATCCTGCTTATGGTCTGCTTTCATTCTTTCAAACCAGAATGAGCCAGCCAGTGGGTTAAGGTCCTTGCTATACTGTATAGGTCGCCCCGTGAGATGCTTTTTTTCTCCCGGTTTGGAAAAGAACCTTGTCGGTTCCCCGGAGTCATCCTCAAATACAGGTATGTTGGGCCCCATGATTTCTCCGTAATACAAGTACCGTGCATAAGGTCCGGGATAGACAACACGCCCACTACCGATAGCGGTAGCCGTGTATGCACTTTTTCCCAGAGTACCCGTAGACCACGGCACATACTGTAAGCAGTAGTCAATAACGGATTTATCAATAACCTGCTGCACCCTGCCGCCTGTTTCCAGGTTGCACCGCCTCAGCAAGTCCGATGTGCCTTTGTTCCATTGGAAATTAGCCTTTAATGTTGTTGACATTAAGCGCCCACCACCTTCCAATGTCTGGAATGTGGCGCCCGTCTGTTATCGGTCACACCTAAGATAGTGACATAATCACTAAATTTCTTTTTGAGGTCAGCTGGCCGTAGGTTATCCTCGGATACTTCCCCTTTTATGATAATATCGCCGTTATGCAGGGTAAAAGCCGTTTCCGGTGTTTCCGTTTCTGCATAGGCTTTAGGGTCAAGGTAGGTCTTACCGCCAAAAT